AGGTGTAAACATTCCACAAACTGTTTACAGGGTAGAGTCAATTAATGAAATTTGGTTAATGGGTAATAGCACTTTAACATATCGTTATTCCTTACTAGGCGTTCCTTTAGTTCCTGCAACTTTTACATTTGGCGCGGTCAGTAAAGACTTTATTGAATTTTCACCAACAAAAGTAATTTGTACAACGGGTTCTTCAGGTAATGCTATCCAATTTATCAACCCCGTTACAAGGGTAATATCATCATCTATAACAACGATACAATTGGGTATTAACAACGCTTGTTTTGCGATGGTGGAGAACAAAAGAGTTGGTTCTTTACATTTTGGATTAGTTGCAGTTACAGCAAGAAACTTATCTACGATTTCGTTAATTAATCCAACAACTGAAACAGTGGTTGCAACGGCTGTAAATCCAAGTTCTTTGCTTAATCAACCTGCATACCTTGTCCATAGTAATTTATCGGACAAATATTATGTGGCCAACACAACACCAAATAGTATTGTTGTTTTAGAGCCAGCAACAGCGACAACCTTTGCAGTAGTTACCGAAATTAGAGGCATTATTAATCCTTACGGAATTGCAATCGACCAAGCAACGGGATTAGTTTACGTAGCAGGGGGTACACCATCAACAGTTATCCTTACGATAATTAATAGTGTGACAAATAAAATAGTAAGAGTGTCGGCAGGATTACGACAAGCAACAACAGCCCCAATTGTTTATAGCATAACTTTAGATTTAGCGAACGGGTATGCGTATGTGACAGACCATGGAGCTTCGGGGGCAAACTTTGCAACAACAACCAAATTCAAAATATTTTAATTATGGGAACGGTTTTAATTGATTTAGATGGTAGTCTGTCAGGTGAACCCAATAAAATAATGTCATGGCATAGAAATATAGAACCCGATAATGTTCAGTTCTTTCAATGCCCCCCTGACTTTAGTTTTGACAAATACTATTATGTACCACAAACACAAGGCGTGTTTGACTTAAATGGGTTTGTTTTAAAACCTATAATTGAAGATTAATTAACCTGTTAAAACCCCTATTATGGAAAATTCAACACCAGAAATACAACTCCGAAACCTTGAAAGATTTAAAGCCCTTAAAGAATGTACGCCTCAAGGCTACCCTACAAAAATAACTCAGTTCGGATTTAGTTCGTATGAGGTATCTCCCAATACTAATCGTTTCCTCTGTGCAAAAGGGTACATGGACATAGTTGAGGGGGGTAAAACTACTCGAATGGAGGCTAGATGGAACGTAGAAGGAAAATGTATATCCCCTATATTTACAACGACCGAGGGTAGAAAAGTGGCTTTCATAGAAGGAGATTTAATAAACGAAATAATACCTGAATAAACATGACACAAATTAGAACCCACAATTACAACAGACCCCTAGTATCATTCGATGAGAACAGAAGGCTTCTAGGTATGCTGGAGCCAGGAAGATACCGAGGATTCGATACTCCAAAATGGGGTACAAATACTATTAGCATAGCCCATGCTATTACCGGTGTAGTAGAAACTCGGTTAAATCAAAGCCTTACCTTTCCGCAGGGAGTAACCCTTAGCCGACAGGGAGTAACAATAAAAGAGGATGATGTCATTGGACCCCTACCAATTTTATCCAATGTTGCCAACGCCTTTAGAAGAGTTGATACCTTTGTAGTAGAACATGAAATTACTAACTCGCCCGGTGGACAAGAAGCCATCTATTCAATTATACAAGGCCCCGATGGAGATGAGAACCCTGCTCCACTTACAGCCCCTCAGAAACAAATCGTTCTTGGATATATCACTATGCAGCCCAGTACGGCTACTACAGCAGGTGCAATCTATACCTATGCGAAAGTATTTCACACGGGAGGATTATTAGCTGCAATACTAAATGAGGTAAACCAGTTCCAAAACCTAAACCAGTTCAAAACTGTTGCAGGGCTTCGGGTAGTATTGAATGATGGGGCCCAAGATTGGACCGGGTTTACAGAAGCACAGGGTAACACGATTCGTAATCTTCCACAACCCGGAATTGCTAATGAGGTATCATTTCTACCAAGAGTACAGGGTAGTACTTTTTTGATGATACAGAATTTTACTACTTTTAATATGCCTATTAGACATAGTGTAAATGATGGGTTAGGAGGTGAACCCTTACACCCCTCAATATGGGGTAAGTACGCAGCCATTGATACCCAAGAAACTACAGTATCAATACCTCCTCAGGGTTGGGCATTATTCTGGTGCAATATAGGAACTGATATAACTACAACAAACCCTTATTGGTCTTTAGTAATAACCTCGGGTCAAAACGCAGCAATAGGCTCACTAAACGGAAGCATAGCAGCCCTGAATGCTTCTATTAATACCAAAGCCAATAAAGTACAGGAGGCTTGGAGAGTAGTAGGTGAAGCAGGCAATCCAGCTTTTCAAAACAACTTTATATCATCTGTACCAATGCCCTTAAGATTTAAGAGAGATGATATGGGAAATTGTTATCTTCAAGGTGCAGTGTTATGGGATGCACTTAATGCTGATGGAAGAATATTTACTCTACCAGCTGGATACCGACCTACTCAATTCGTAATCCTACCCGGTAGAGGGGATGCTCAAACTTACAGGATAGCTATTGAAGATTCAACGGGCCATGTAATTCTAAATGTTGCCTCTTTAGCTCAAATAGAATTACACCCTTTTTACTTAAACTTCTCATTCAGGTTAGATTAATCTCTCTTGAAGTGGGTTCTTGCTAATTGAACCGTATATCGAATCTCTTTACGTAGGTCTGATATACGGTTCAATTGCGCTTGGGTATTCTCCCAACCTAGATACTCGCACACAAGAGAGGCAGGAATATGGTTTATAACCTTCCTACCTCCGATTTGTAATTTATTGATAATGTATGCGGGTGGATTTAACTCTGTAACAAATACTTTTCTACCGTCAGGGGATAGGTTTTTATTAATCCAATCAATTGCAGTTTCTAACTGGTAGGCTTTACTATCTTCTATCGAGGTATCAATCAACCCATGTTCATATTCAGTCTGGTCATTGATTTCTACTTTAGTACTCGAGTTCTTTTCTTTATAGATTTCTCTGAGTATTCGGCACTTATAAAATTGAAGGGCTCTTATTAGATGGGCTTGAAGTTTATTCTCATCGAAACTTTGATACTTATGATAGGCAAACAGAAACTTGATATCGAACTCTGCCAGTATGTCTTTATATTCCAACCCTAATCTTTGATATGAAATATTGGAGGCTAACTTTCGCTTCAAGGGAGTCATTGATTTATATAACCTATTGAACCTTGACTCATCATAAGTGCCCATTTCTTTTAGTCTATGCTCTTCCATTTTTAGAATTTAGTTTTGCAAAGAAAGCAAATTATTTGATATATTTGCAAATGAGATATAAACAAAGATGGGTACTAATTCCAAACTATAAGTAGATTGTAACATATAAAGGATGAAAAAATTTGAGTTTGAATTGGAATTCCAAGAAAATATATTGAGGTATACTGTTACAGACCGGGATGGGTATAAAGCCCTAAATCTTTATGATGCCCACTATTTTACATTAGCAGAGCATGCAATAATTGCCCAAAATCTAAAGAACTACCTTAAACTTAAAAAGAAAGTACCCTCGAAGATAATTCTTAAAGAGCGGTTAAAGAAGTTTCTAAGGAAACCCGATATCAGAAAAAATCTATCGGCAGAGGATGTTGAGAACGTATATAAAATAGCAGACCAGCTTTATAAGGGTCACGTTAAAGATGGCCAAGAACTCCTTGAAGAGATAAGGCTCTTTGCCTCGTATGTTCAAATGAGAGAAGCCACAGAAACACTTGAACTAAAAGACTTCTCTTCATACCCACAATTTCTTAAGCGTATTCAAGATGCTATGCTAGTAGGAACCTCACTTAAAGAATCCGCAGGTACGTTCCTACTAAGAGATATGAATATCCGATTATTGGAGAGAAGGTATAGAGATAACATACACCCTATACCTATTACCCAACTCAATAATCTAACCAATGCAAGGGGTTATAATACGGGTGCAATCTTCACAGTCATAGATAAGCCCAAGGCTTTCAAGACGGGGTTTCTTGTGAACGTAGCTAAAATGTATATGAGGTATAAAAAACCCATAATTATATTTGACCTGGAAAACGGAGAGGATTCATTGTCCATGAGGCTCGAACAATCCCTTGCCGGTATAGATAAGTTGGAGTTGCTTTCCGGAGAACATGAACAGAAACTTAAGAAGATCGCCCGAAAGTATGCTAGAATCGGTTGCGAGGTAGTTATAAAGAGATTGTACGCAGGCGCAACCACAGATGATTTACAATATTGGATGGATTATTATACCCGAGAGTTTGGTTTGAAATTTGGATATGCGGTTATAGATTACGTGGGTCTAATGGGTTCAATACATGAGAACATAAAGGGCAATGATGAATCAAGAATTAACAATGCCTATGTAGAGGTAAAGAACTGGGCATCTAAGAATGAGATTATCCATACATGGACAGGCCATCACGTACAAAGAGCTGCTTACTCAAGACGACTAACTAAATATGAACCCGAAGATACTGCTTTATGTATTGGTATACACCGACACGTAGATATGCTCCTATCTATTCAGCAAAGTGAAGAAGAAGAAAAGGGAGGGGTATTAAGGTTAGAAGTTTTAGACCAAAGGGATGGACCGAGAGGGGCATCTTATTTCTTTGTGAACCACAAACATCAAAGACTAACTGAATTTAACAAAGCCCAATTGGAAGAGTACACAAAACAAAAAGAAGAAGCAGAAGCACAGGGCAGGGAAGCACCTTTACCTACGAAGCCACGTAAAAAGCCTGTGTCCAATGATTTATAATATAGAGGTAAAAAAGAAACTCCATAACTATTTTGTAGTGAGTAGAGGCTTTGAAAACTATCATAGAAATTGGCTCAGGGGCGATTGCCCAAGTTGTGGTAAGTCTAAGAAATTTGGAATACAATTAAGTCAGAATAGGAGTAACTGTTTTGTATGCGGTTATAAGAAACAACCCATGGGAGTACTAATGGACATGGAGCATTTTCATACCTGGCCTGAAGTAAATATGTTTCTAAAAACCTATACCCAAGAAAGTTTTGAAAGATATATCGAAGAGATAGAGGTAGAAGATAATGGAGAAAAACCTCTAGTAGAATTTCCATTAGGCTACCGACTTATATCTTTAGGAGATAGTGAGTTAGCTAAGTTAGCCAGGAACTACTTAAAATCCAGGGGCTTCAACATACGAAAGTTATCCTACTCAGGTGTTGGGTATGTAGAAGATGGAGAAGAACTATTCGGGTATATCATTTTTCCATACTTCAAGAACAATAAGCTGGTATACTATCAAACCCGAAACTTCGTAGGGTTCGGGCCTAAGTTTAGGAATCCTGATGAAGAAGAACTCGGCATAGGAAAAACACAAGTCATATATAATGAAGATGCCCTCGGTATGTACAATCGTATATGGTTAGTAGAATCTATAACAAATGCCCTGACCATAGGAAATCCATCCATAGCCATAGGAGGTAAAAACATATCACCCTACCAAAAGAATCAGATTGTAAAATCCCCCTGCAAAGAATTGATTATAGGTTTAGACCCTGATGCAATTGAGCAGGCTATAAAATTAGCCCTCGAATTTGTGGGTCAAAAGAAAGTAAAGATTCTACAATTTCCCGAGGACACAGACGTTAACAAACTCGGATGGAAGAAAACAAAAGCCATAGAGAGGGCTTCACCATTCTTATCATTCGGGCAACTCTTACAATTAAAGGACGATTTATTATGAGCAGAAAACACACGCAAATAACCGAACACATAGTTCTCACTACTGGTGACGACCATATCATGGGTAAGTTTATCCATCTTTCTGATAATAGAATAACCGATGACCCGACTGGAGAAGGCTCTGTATTTGACTATGATGAATTTGGAGGAGTCAATTATTCAAGAGTGTATTGGGATTTGAAAACAAAAGCAGGTTGGAATCAGAATGATAGAATACCTACTTATGAAGAAGCCTTTACATTTATGACTGAAAATTTCCTAACTAAATCTACCGAAGAAGATGAAGAGAATACCGAGCCTGCATGTAACTAAGCCGGTTCTTATAGAGGCCCTCAGGTCATTATTAGGAGAGGAGCAATTAGCAGAATCCTTTGCTGAGGCCCTGCTTATAGCCTGCAAAGGTAAGTCCTGTAATAACCGAGCTCTGTTATTATCTAACAAAGCAGAGATAAAGAAAGCCAGTCTATACGCAGAAAACCCCAGCCAATACGCGTACATATTTTGCAAGGTGTTATTGAATATTCGTCGTAATAATCATCATAAGGGAGTAAGTCTTATTGAAGAGGGGTCGACTAACTGGACTACAGTGAAGAAGATAGTGCCACTAATAGCTGAATTTGCCCAAGAAACCACATTAACTTTTACAAATGCCTGTAAACAGTATATAAGTTGGGGTAATTATTTAATGGGTAACCGTTTTGCACTATCAAAATTTCAATCCCTATCAACTCAAATCCTAGAGGTATACTTTGCAGATAAAGCCTTAGATGAGAACCCTTGGCAAACTGAAACGTACCGGGGCATAAGGCATTACTCTGATAAAGTATATAGTAGGGCCGGTATGATAATAGAAGGGTTAGATGAGAACCCCCTAAAAATGGTCGAGTTCATGAAAGCTGCGGAGTATTGTGCAAAGAATCGAATAACCATTACCGACTATATTGATGCGCAGTTTGAAGGATTAGATTGGACCGGAGGTATTCCTGAACCAACCCAATTAAATTCTGAGAATGCTATTCAAAGATATGTTAAATTTGCATATAAGAACAAGAAACATAAACCGGGTAAAGCTCCAGCCCCATCAAACATTGAGTGGGATAAAATAAAAACCTTAGAAAATGAAAGTAGGTAGTAAAGTAGTATGTATTGAGGACACTATACAACAGAATAAGATTGTTGAGATAAGTTTACACTACCCTAATTGGGTAGTCAAAGGAAAGCATTACACAATTAGACACGTTCTTAAGGTTATAACCACAGAGGGGTATTTAAAGTTAAGTGTATTATTAGAGGAGATACACAACCCTCAAATAGAAAAAGTTATTCCTGGCCTGTTTGTAGAGCCTAGGTTTGATGCAGAGAGATTCAGAGAACTCCAAGACCCTCTCGAAGAATCTATACCCGAAGAAATGTCAACCCAAATATCGGAACTCCTATGAGAAAAGAAGTACACTTGACCATCAATAACAATCGGATAAAGATGGAAGGCAACTACGATATACAGAAAGCTGCCTATGAACATTTCAAATTAAAGGACCCAAATGCCTTCTTCGTAAGGAGGTATATGCAACCAGGTTGGGATGGATTCAGAAGATACATAACCGAAAACGGTTCTTTCAAGTCTGGTTTATTGGAGAAGATATACCCCTTTTTAATAGAGAGGGGTGATGTGGTAGTTGAGGATTATAGAGATACCAAGACCTGGAAGAAGGATTTAGAAGAGGTAATTAAAAACCTTAACTTAAGAGAATACCAGATGGAGGCTGTAGCTGCTATCTATAATAACCAAGTAGGAGATATACAACACCCCGTAGGAGTTGTGAAAGCTGCAACGAATGCAGGTAAAACACATATTGCTTGTGGTATATACAAAGCCTTTAGAAAAAAGCCTACCCTATTCTTAGTTAACCGAGCTGACTTATATAATCAGATTAAGAAAGAGATACCTGAGGTAATGGGTATAGATGAAGTAGGTTTTTGTCAGGGTAAGAACATAAACTTAAACCATACCATAGTAATTGCCATGGTTCAGTCTTTAAAAAGCCGGGCAGAAGATTCAGTAATTAAAAAATTCCTAGCCAGCATAGAGGTATTGATTGTAGATGAGTGCGACCTTGCAGAAAGTAAAACCTACAAATCAGTTATTCAGAAGTGTATAAATGCTTGGGTAAGAGTTGGTATGTCCGGTACAATGTATGAGGGTAAACTTGCCAAGCATAAGTTTGTCCATGAGAACCTTAGACAAATATTTGGAGAAGTCAGATATGAGATAACGAACCGAGAACTTATTGATAGGGGTCATTCTTCTGAGGTTATAATTAGAATACGCAATGGCAATACCCTTATTAAAATACCCAATGACTATGAAGGAGAATACCATAGGGGTATTACTATATCGAAGGAGAGAAACAAACAAACCTGGCTTGAAGTCAAGCACGCACTAAAAAGAGGCCGCAAACCAATCCTTATAGTATGCAGATACCACTTGCATATAAAGAAACTACATAGATATCTTGCAAAAAAACTAGGAGAAGAGAATACGATAGACTGGCTACACCCTGGTAAAGGGAAACTAAGGAAGGAAACCCTAGAGAACTTCAAGCAAGGTAAGATTGATGTTTTAGTATCATCCTTAATCCTTAAAAGGGGTATGAATCTACCTCTAACAGAAACCGTAATAAATGCCGCAGGAGGTGATGACCCTAAAGACCCACTACAAATCTTGGGTAGAGCAATGAGAAAGAAGGAGGGTAAGAAAGTGAAATACTTTGTTGACTTCATGGATGAGGGCAAGTATTTAAAGAGGCATTCTAAGCATAGACTGGGCTATTACAAAGCCCAAAACTTAAAAATTAAAATTCTTGGTAAATAAGGCATACTATATATATACGTTATGAAGAAAAGAACACCCCGTAAAAAACTCAGTAAGAACAAAGAGTTTAAGGATATAACAAAACCCCTAGACTTCTCAAAAATAGGAACCCTTGAAGACCCCTGCTTCGGTAAGCACCATGATGTGAAAGCACCTGAATGCGTATCTTGCGGGGATTCGGAGTTATGCCTTATTGCGCTCAGTCAGAAAGCCAAATTGAAAAGGGAGAAACTCGAAGAAACTATAACGTTCAAGGACGTAGAGAAAGATATACCAGATGAGGAGAACCCAACTATACAAGTACCTAAGTTGATTCGTAAGTACAAAAAGAAAGAATACTCCTTAAAGAAAACCCTTAGACTGGTACTAAAGAAATTTCCAGACTCGGATAAAGCCTTTGTTACACGCTTATACAAAAATAAAAACTAATGGAAGAACAACTAGAAATATTCGATGGCAATGGGTTTGAACTTATGTATCGAAAGCAGCATGAGTTTATAGAACTCCTAATATCAAAAAGCCAATTACCTGTAATTGAAACCGTAGCTTTACACCTCGAAACAAAAGAATCCCAATCCTTTTTCAGAGAGCTCTCAGGTTTTTATGTAGAGGAATTAGTCGAGGCTCGAATAGCCCTAGCAGAATTAGTAGAGCTTAGACATGAAAGAGGCTTTACAACAACTCCCGAATTTTTAACTAAACTCGATGGATTCAATGAAGAAATAGCCGACACTTTTTGTTTTGCCCTAGAGCTATTGATATATGCAGGGGTAAGAGTAAGTGAATTGGAGAGGTATATAGAACATCAGTTTGTGGATGAACTAGGAGATGAATACAAAGCCTCGGGTTATTGGATAGAGGACAATCTACTGGCTTCAATGTTGCAACTAGCAAGGGTACAGAATATTAGATGGGGTGCGTATCAATTGAATATTACCCGAACAAATGTAACTTTAACCCATGAAGATGATAGTTATTTGAATGTTGCTGGAAGAAGATTAAGCCAGGAAGCCTCACCGGTTTTGGATGGCTTAAACTTTCAGGTAATACAAAACCTATACACGTCACTAAACATGATGAAGTCTAAATATTGGAGGGCAGAAGAAGTACCCATCAATGAGATTGACTTAAGAAGAAGCCTCTGCACTTGGTTTATGTCATACCTGCAATTGCTGGATATGTACGGAGTAAATGAAATGTCAACCCTTAAAAATTATATAAACAAACATGAGAAGAATCTCAACCGGCAAAAAGAGGGCTATTAAGCCCGAAGTCACAGACAGAGACTCCACAAAAACCCTTATCTTCGATAACCTTCATGAAGCCTGGGCAGGAGTAAATGAATATCTACTTTGTGAAGAGAAAGAGATATGGGCTAGAGGAGGAGGTATCTATGGGCCAGAATTTTTATCCTACAATAACATGGTTATTGTAAGAGATTGTAGAATGGACCCCGAGTTTGATTTCGGTTATATCCTAGGCTACTCTGATAAGAAATGGTCAGGTCTTAAGAACAATTACCTTGATGTTGATTACCTAGATTTAGTGAAGTCAGAGATTAATATGCGTCAGGGTAAGAAAGCGAAAAGCTATAACTATTCATACCACTTTAAAAACTACCACGGTTCAGGTAAGGATTGTTTAATCTCTTTAATATTTACCAAGAGAATTGACAACCCAAAACCTATTGTGGTATTCACAGTTAGGGTATCGGAGGTAACTAAGAGATTAGCCTTCGATTTCTTGATGGTTGAGAGAATGGTTGAATATGTATATGGCCCCGACCATCAAGTAGAACTTCATTTTATTGCACCCTCATTCTACATTGCAGCAGAAGCGGTTATTATGTATGATAACTACCGAAAACTTAAGAGAGTATTGAGGCCCTATAAAGGAAAGCTGGGTAGATTTCAAAAGAAGGTATTAAAGACTTTCAAAGTATTCAAGAAACCTGAGGCATTGAAGATGACCTTCAAGACTTTCTTAAGGTCGGCAATGCAATTACAGAAAGATGAAAATGGATGGCCTGTGTCAGGGGTTAAGTCCTTGAAGGCTAAACAACTTATTCTATTTCCCGAATCTATATACCCTGATGGCATGGTATCACCTAAAGAAAGGGCCAAGTATAGAAAAGAGAACTCAATAAACACTCGAACTAAAAAAGTAGAGGTAGTAAATGAGTTGCCTAAAAAGAAGAAGAAAAAGAAAGTCAAGAAATGATTGCCATAAGAGAGAACACCCTACGTGATGCGATAGCCGAAGTAGAAGAACAACTAAGAATAAAGGGTTCAATAGTTGCAACAGAATCATGGCAGGGTATTAAACCTCCAAGAGATTTCTATGAGATAAACAACATAGTTATATCTGCACCCATGCCTACTGATAATAGTTTAGTTAATCTGGTAGGACAAATACAACCTAATTGCCCCTGGGCTAATATACACTTCGATGAAAGAATTTCAGGAAAACCCCTCAACCCAGGAGAGTCATATAAACACTGGCCTTTCTATGGAAGAGATAATCAAATTCGCACACAAGCTGAAAAGTTTAGTCACACGTACATGGAAAGATTCTGGCCCAAGCATGCCGGACAAACCTCAGAAGTATTCCCCAACCGAGGTATTCGATACGACTACGGGGATTTAAACTCGGTGGTCGAGTTAATTAAGAGAGAACCACATACAAGACAGGCCTACCTCCCAGTATTCTTTCCCGAGGATACAGGTGCTTCTCACAAAGGGAGGATTCCCTGCACTATAGGCTACCATTTCATCATCAGAAATGGACGTTTGAACCTCAATTATCATATTCGTTCATGTGACTACCTCAGACACTTTAGGGATGATATATATTTAGCGGTAAGACTCGCAGAATGGGTTAGAACCCAAGTGAGTATACCCGAATTATTGTTGGGAGAATTTTGTATGTTTATATCTAATTTGCATATCTTTGACATAGAAATAGGAAAACTAAAAAACCATGGCCCAAAGTAATAAGAGAGATATAACCTCAATGGAAATTGCCAAATTGATGGGCCAACGTTCAACTTGCAAAAGGTTGAACGTTGGTTGTATTATAACCTATGAGGGTAGAATTGTATCATCGGGTTATAATGGACAACCTGCACCCAATGAAAAGCCCTGCACCGAAATATGTGACGTGGATAAACCCTGCACAATAGCCACACACGCAGAATCAAATGCAATCCAGTTCCTACGTAAATACCTAGGAGTAGATGAATTTAATTTACCCCTAACCCTATATGTGACTCATGCCCCTTGTCTTGATTGTGCCCACATAATCCATGAGGCTCGAATTAAGGAGGTAGTATATGAACACCCATATAGATTAAAGGATGGGGTAGACTTTTTAATAGGTAGAGATATTAAGGTAAGGAGGTACTATGCGGTCTAAATCAACCCATCAATTTATCATAGCCAAACACTGGTCAGAAATTAAGGAGGCTGTAAAACATACTAAAAAGACAGGTTACTTTAGCCATGACTTTGAAACTAATGCCGAACCTTTTCACTCTGATGAATCTTGGCCCACTATCATAGGTATGTCTTTCCAACCAGGGTATTCAATTGTTATACCCCTTAAGCATAGTGAGTCGCCCTTCAACAAAGACTACATAAATATACTTGATTACTTAGCCGAGAATCTCATCATCAATGAGAAGATAACCAAGATAGGTTGGAACCTGGCATTCGAGGGTAAATGGTGGAAGAAGTATGGATGGGAGATGGTCGGAAGAAATTTCGATGCCATGCTAGCTAAACACTTATTGGATGAAGAAAGACCCCATGGCCTAGGCAATACAGTTAATGTAATGTTTGATGAATTTGCAGGCTTCAAGGATGATACAGAACTATTAGCCCGTCAACATGGATGGGGCAACATTCCTTTACAACCTCTAGCAGAACGTAATGCTCTTGACACAGACTTAACTCTGAGATTGATGCTAAGGTTCGAGAAGAATCTACAAAGCTTGGGCCTATACAGATTATTCAGAAGTTTAGCCGGACCCCTCAGAACAAAAGTATTGAATGACTTAGAATTTAGAGGCATCAATGTAGATGGCCCATACTTAGAAGCATTGTCTGAATCTTATGTGGGTCGAATAGCTGATGTAGAGGTTCAACTAAGAAAATTTCCAAGAGTCCTGAGATATGAGAAATCCCGAAAAAGAAAAGTTCTTGTAACCCTACTTAAAGAAATTGAGGAGAAGATAGAGGTAGCAAAAGAATCAGGTAATGACCGAGTAGCTTTGAATGCTGAGAAGAAACTAAACCAATACATAGCAGGTAATATAACTACCAAGAAAGACAGAGAGAGATTAGAACCGATAAACTTCGGCAGCACGGTCCAATTAGCTGACTTCTTATTCTTCAGTCGCAAGGGCCTTAATCTTGATGTTATTAAGTACACAAAGAACAAACAGACTAAGGTAACTTCCGATAGAGCCTCAGTAGATGAAGAGGTACTATTACAATTACAGATTACAGATAAATCAGGCTTCATGGAATTACTCATGAAGAGCAGGAGTCTTAAGCAATTGAACTCTACCTATGTCCAGGGTATGTTAAACAGAAGAACCCAGGACAATATAATCTATGGTAATTTTTTAGTACATGGAACAGTAACAGGCCGTCTATCTTCAAAGGACCCCAACCTGCAGAACATACCTAGAGGAACTACTGCTGCCGACATCAAGAAAATGTTTATACCTCCTCCGGGTTACTTACTAATTGAGTTCGATTATTCACAGGCAGAGCTTCGATTAGTAGCAGAGATGGCGCAGGATATTGCAATGATTGAGATATTCCAAAGAGATTACAACATTCACGTGGCTACGGCCTGTAAAATCAATGGTGGAATAGACCTCTATAACAAAGTCAAATCTATTCTAAAGGATGAGAATCACCCCGACAACTATTTTTGGGAAACTCAAAAGAAATTTGCCAAGACTATTAACTTCGGTATTCTTTACGGAGAAACAGAATACAAACTTGCCCAACAATTAGGAGTATCAATCGAAGAGGCAAAAGAATTTATGAATACCTGGTTTGAGTCATACCCTCAGGTAACTAAATGGATTAAAGCCCAACATGCTTTTGCCCGAAAGAATGGATATGTTTCAAATGTATTTGGTAGGAGGAGAAGATTACCGGATGCAATGTACACCTTCATGGAGGCTAAGAAAGAAGGTATATTGGGCTTCCATTTAGAGGCTATGCGCCAATCAGTTAACGCACCTATACAAGGCGGGTCATCCGACTTAACACAGTTCTCTTCGGTAGTTGCACACTCGGAGAGAATAAAAGGAAATCTACCCAAAGACTTCTTGCAGGTATACACAGTACATGATTCCCTCGGGTATATTATAAAACCCAAGGACGTACACAAAGTAGTACCCATCATGCTCAACATTTGTAATAACCCTGACACAGAAAAGTATTTCGGGTTTCAAATGAAGAGCGTAAGGATGAAGGTATCTACGGAAGTAGGTAAAAACTGGGGAGAACTAAAAGATTATGATGCTTGGGAGAGATACGAAAAATGGGTATAACCGGCAAACTATATACAGAAACAAAACTAAATAAACATAAATATGGATATCTCAGAACTCGAAAAAGCAACTATTGATAGGAGCAATGTTGTCATGCCCGGCCTACTAAATAACATGGCTTTATCTTATTTTACAACAGCCCTTGCAGAAGAAACTGGAGAAGTTTGTGGGGCAGTAAAGAAAATATTAAGGTCCTATGAACCTGGAGGTATTAAGCCTGAAAAGATAAAGGCTCTAATGGATGAATTTCCGGATATGGCCCATAGTAATATTATGGAATTATATAGAGGTAGATTAGTAGAGAACCTGGAAGGAGAAATAGGGGATGTAGTTTCCTACCTAATTTACATCTGCCATAAATCGGGTTTGAATTTTGAACACGTCCTAATTGAGGGCTTTGTTAAAAGCTCAGAGAAATGGAACTACCCTATAATGTTCGATGTATTAAATGAGAAATTTTGTAAACCTGAATAAAAGATGAGTGAACCAACCGAATTTCGGCCTCTCGTAGGGCCGGATAACAAATTCAAACCCATGAAACAAATATTTGCAGGCTTTGAGATTGAGAAGAGATTTTTAATCCTATCAGTTGAAGAGGACTTTACCAAGAACCAGAGTGGGTCCAAGTTATATAACGAAGTTCTTGAAAAGGGAACTCCTATCGAGCAGGGCTACATAACTGATATGGTTCGAGCAAGAGAAGTCTTAGAAGAGCTTGGAATAGAACTTGACTTTAGACCGAACACGATACGTTTCAGAAGGTATGGTAGCCAATGTATTCTAACCGTTAAGGATAGAAAGGAAACCAAGAAGAGAGAAGTAGAATGGGAGCTAGACCCTAAGGTATTCAAGAAGTATTTCAAGGAAACCAAAGGGGCAAGAGTCTATAAGAAAAGACTGGTAAAGAATATCAAAGGCTTTGATGTCGAGTATGATGGGTTTGTAGATAGATACCTATTACTCGGAGAGATTGAGGTAGATGATGAGAAGCAACTAGCCAAAGTGCCTAAGCTCTCTACCGCAGATATCACAGGCCAAAAACAATGGACAAATAAATCCCTATCCAAATGAGCAAATTTGATGAGGCCCTTAAGTCTGCGACTAGAGATATTCTTAGGGGGTATAAAAGAATAATAAAGGGTACAATGGAAGTAGCAGTCTTGATAGATAAATTACCACCCGAAAAACACGCTAAGTACCTTCGTAGAATACAGAAAAAGCTATTACCTCTTATGAATAAAATGGAAGAACTTGGAGCCATAAAAAAATCTGAGGATGACTTACCCTTTTAACCCTAAATAAATAAACCAATATGAAAATAGCATTTTCCGGCTCAAGCGGTTCCGGTAAAACAACGCTCGTTGAATTTGTATCCGAGGTAACAGACTTAAAACATATATCAGGCTCTGCTGGCGACGTTAAGCAAGAGGGTGATAAAATGTTACTCGATGAAATGTTCAGATACCCAGGGGGTGGCCACGTAGGAGTAATAAGATACTCGGCTTTGAATCCCGAATATGGAGTAATGAATCAGAAAATCCTGCAAATGAGGAGGGCTCAGATTATAAGAGAGAATGATAATTTTGTAACCGACCGTTCTCCGGCTGATAATCTTACCTACTTTATTAATCAAGTAGGTTATCATCCTCACGTAACAGATGCCATGACCCAAGAGTTTATGGAAGATTGTTTAAAAGCCTGGGAGAACTTGGATTTAGTAGTATATGTGAAAGCAGTTCAACCCCAAGCAGTAGAGGTAAACGGTAGTAGAGTTTCAAATAGGTTCTATCAGAAATCTATTGATGCCCAATTTGAATACTGGATTAAAAACTACTTTATACCCAATGCTACGGACGGTCCTGCAGTTTTGATTCTTGATTTTTGGGATTTGAACCGAAGAAAAGCTGCGGTAACTAATATGATTGGAGATATAGAAGCAGGTATTATAAGAAATACACCCTCCCTCTTATAAGGCATCATCTTCTAAGAGGCATACTATAGGATAGCAATGAATAAGATATTTGAATACTCGCAAAGTTCGTCCATAATGGAAGTAGAGATTACCCTTGATGGGGAGGTCTTTAAATTTCATCTTGGCAATGAATTAAAAATAGTGGAGAATAAAATTAACAACATGGTTAAAACCCAGCCCGCAGGTTATGGTTTTATATCAATGCTACATAAAAGAATGTTAGCGAAGTTAAGGGAGCTAGAAAGACGTAAGAAAAGCACCCATTCTAAATTGTTTCTACACCACTCATCGAGTAGAACCACAAAATTCTACAAAGCTAATAATAAATACCCTAATAAGGATTTAGCCGCAGCCTCTGCTGAACAGGATAAGAAGTACCAAAGAATCATAAGAGAGATTACCCGAATAGAATCGAATATATCAATATTGGAGGTATGTGTAAGGTCAATGGAATTGAAATCAAATCTACTCCAAACCCTATCTTCAAATGTACGTAAAGAAAGAAACTAAATACCACAAATACCTATGTCAAACGATAAATTGAAAGCCAAACTAAGGAAGAGGCAAGAGGAGTTAAAGAAAGGAGGAGGTAACTATGATTACTTCATCTTTAAGGAAGGAACTACTCGAATGAGACCCCTACCTACTCCACCCAATAAAGATTGGGCTTTAGAGATAACCCATTTCTATATTGGAGGCGAAGTCAAAGGGGTAATATCTGCCGCAACCTTTGGAGAACGATGTGCCCTATATGAATACTGGCAAAAACTAAAGAAGTCCAAGAAAGCATCCGACCAAAAATTTGCAGACCGAATGAGGCCTAAGCAGAAGTTCATGGTTGCTCACATCAAGTATGAAGATGATAAGGGTAAAACAATTGATGAGAAAGCAGGAGCAAAACCAGCACTACTTCACAAAGGTATGTATCAATCCCTACTGGACTTTTACCTTGATGATGATAAGGGAGATTTTACAGACCCTAAGACAGGTTATGATATCAAGTATAAGAGAACAGGTTCAGGTCAGATGGACACAGAATATACTCTTCTTGATGCCCGACCAACTAAGTTAGCATCACCCTACTCGAAGAAAACTTATGATATAGAGGCCATGATAAGAGAATTAGTACCCTCTTATGAAACCTCTGTTTCTTACTTAGAAGATTTCTTAAAGACCTCCAAGAAAGAAGCCGAAGAAAAGGATGAAGATGAGGCTCCAAGAAAGAAGAAGAAGAAAAAGAAGAGGTCAGACGTTTAAGACCAGAGAACTAATTATCAAGGGAGCTTACATGCTCCCTTTTTTTAACCCTAAAAATTAAATATGGCAGCAATTAAGTTAATGTCAGATAAAGACCTACAAAAGAAATATGGTTCGGCCTCTGTGGTTGCGAAGGATATTACTATTGAAAATAAAAGAGCCCTTAGAATACCCTCTAGGGTTATATGGTTGAATGCACAAACCGGAGGGGGTTTAGTTTATGGGAAAGTCCATGAGATATTCGGTTATGAATCCACCGGTAAAAGTCTAATAGCAAAAGACTTTGGGTATGTAACCCAATCCTTAGGTGGGGTAGTATTATGGGATGATGCAGAACAAGCATTTGATTACGCATGGGCTGTAAAGAATGGACTTGACCTTGATAAACTCTACGTGTATGATGGTAATGATATCGAAGGAGTTTCAGATTGGGCTAGAGATATGTCACTATATCATAGGTCTAAACTGGTAAACAATGAGCCCATCCTATTAGTCATTGATTCACTAGCTGCCCTTGAAACCCTTGAAGAGATTGACGGAGACCAGAAGAATGTGAAAGGAAGCTATGGTATGGGTAAGGCAAAGAAGATAAATGAGTTTTACCGGAAGCGAATAGGGTTCTTTAAGAAGTATGGTATTACAGTTATCATAGTGAACCAGATAAGGAAGAAGATAAATGCCACTATGTATGAGAACGCGGAGATAACCCCTGGAGGTGATGCAACTAAGTTCTTTGCTTCAATGCGAATCGCTTTAGCTGCCAGTACCATGTTAAAGGGTAGCATAGTTAAGGGGGTATTTAAAGAGGATAAAATGAAGGGCATGAAAGTCGGTAGAAGAATCTTTCTTGATGTCATAAAGAATAAAACTTACCCTCTAATGCCTCGAGTTAAAACCACTGTTTACTTTCGGGACATGGTAGTTGATTACGTAGGGTATGATAGGTATAATGGATTACCCGAAATATTTGTGAGGCTTAAGATAGTTAAGAAGAAGGGTTCAAGATATTACAGGAAGGGTACATTGATATGTAACGGAGAAGATAAATTTATCAGGCTTTTGCATGACGATGATAAATTGCGCAAGCTTTTAGTATCTAAGGCCAACATAAATACTATATCAAAGACAAGAAAATTGCTAGAAACAATGGATGAGAACCTCTATCCTATGCCAAAAGCCTCTAAAAAATCAAAGGATGAAGAAGAAGAATAGAACCCACATATTAGTTGATGGAAACAACTTAATGTACAGAGCTCATAATACCCATGAGAAGTTTAGATACAAAGGAAAACCTACTTCAATCCTATATGGTGTACCCAGTATCATATCGGGTATGGCAAGAGAATATCCGGGTGCAGAAATCGTAGTGTTCTTCGATGGGTACAAGCATTATAAGAGGCAGCAATTGATGAACAACCTTTACAAAGCCCAAAGGAAGGAGAAGAAACTAAACTCTACCTATGACCAGATGATGAGCCAGCAACACCACTTAAAAGTCTTGCTCCAACATCTAGGTATGGACGTGGTACATAACATCAAGTACGAAGCAGATGATTTGATATACCTATACCAGAAGAAGTTGAGAGATGAGGGCTATGAACATATCTTGATAGTGAGCTCAGATAAAGACTTCCATCAATTGATAAGCAAGTATGTGAAGGTATATCATAGTGTAAGAGGCTTACTAAATGCAAAGAAGGTAAAAGAAATCTATGGGTATTCACCTAGAGAAACTGTTGCATACCTAAGTCTTACGGGAGATACCTCAGATAACATCAAGGGAGTAGGAGGTATTGGGCCATCGAAGGCAAGAAGCATACTCGATGAAATCATAAGAGCCGAAGAGAAGCCTAACTCACTATTCAAGAATCCCCCCGAAGTTATTACCCCTGAGAAGCATAGGATTCTGAAACTAAACCGGGTATTGATTGACCTTAAGTTATTCCATAAGAAGTACGGGTATACTCCAGTTTGGGATGAGATTGTGATGAAGGGTAAGTTTGCTTTAGGTAAGTATCTTGCCATGTGTGAAACGTATGGACTAAAAAGATTTTCTGCACCCCAATTCTATAAAGCCTTTGAAAAATGATTAAGAAACCCATAGCCATAGCCTTCTCTGATATACACTTTAATAAATGGAAGCAGTTTAATGATGAGGGTAAAAGAATATATGATAGTGTCCGGGCTATGAAAGAAATCTCAGATGAGTGCATCCATCTAGGTTCTAAAGATAAACCCTTACCCCTATTATTTGCAGGAGACCTCCTACATAATCCTAAGAAGCTCGATAACGATATATTCAATCAGGTAAGTGCAGCCCTTAGAAGTGTATTATATAATAGGGGTATAACAATGTATAGCATAAGCGGTAATCATGACCAATTTGAAAGGAACACTATAACCCATAACTCGGCCACTTGGTTAAACGGACTTGCAGAACTAACCCCTAAGTATTTTAAGCTGGTTGACTTTAGTTATCAAGATGTAGGCCCCATAAGGATTCATGGAATACCCTACCTAAAGAATAATAATGGCTTCATGGAATCCCTAGAACAATTAGACCAGTACACAAGGGGTAGTAATTTCAATATTCTAATGATTCATACCGACATACCTGGAGCAGAGGATTGTTCTAACAGAGTAATAGAGAAGGTAGATGGACTACCAGCTAAACTCAAGAGGGCTTTTAAAAAGTATAGACTGGTACTTAATGGCCACATACATAAACCCCAAGTGAACATCAAAGGAAAGCTAATAACTCTAGGCTCACCCATACACCAAGTGAAAAGTGATGCGGGGGAGAAGATGGGGTATTGGGTTATCTACAATGATGCCTCCTATATGTTCAATAGACTGAAAGGATATCCTCGGTTTATTAATTTGAAGGCCGGCAAAGAGCCTAAGGAAGATAGAAACTTCTACATAACAAAGCCTAAGTTGAGGGTTGAATCAGAAGATGCAGTTGACTTCACTAATACCGAGGATAGAATAGGTATCGGTAATAAATATTGCAAAGTAAACAAAGCTACTAAAGAACAACAGAAAGCCCTGGTTACAATCTTAAACCAAACCTATGAAATTACTAACTTTTAAAACCCTATACATAGAGGGCTTTCAATCCATCATAGAACCTTTAGAATAT